CTGATTTTCTTTTCAGCCTTGGTTTTCATTTCTTCTTCCGCTTGTTCTTTGCAGTGCGCTCACCGCGCTTGGGCATTGGCTTCTTGTCGTACATGATTTACTCCTCAACGGTTTCGATCAATTTGCGAGGTCGGCCTACACGCTTGGCTGGCTCAACCTCAACGGGTTCTGCAATCTCTGGCTCATCAACTAAGACGTAGCCGCTATGACCCTTCATTGAGTCAATGTCGTGCTGCGCTGTGAACGTCACCGTGTTACCACTTTGCAAACAACGATATGTAGCCATCATTTTCTTTCAGTAGAAAGGGGGCAAGGGAAAACCCTCACCCCCTTTTAGTTTAGGCTGGAACAGCCAATGCGAACAACGCGCTGGAGCGTGCAGCGCCAACAGTTGCAGCGTTACGCAAGCCACCAACACCATACAGCGTGTCGCTGGTGAACAGTGTAGACAAGTGCTCTTGCTTGTACTGAACCTGCGAACGAACAGCCAACTGCTCAACCAGCACCATCGAGTCACGGTGGCCCATCAAGCAAACACGCGCGCCAGCAGAGCCGGAGGTTGTATCGACGTTGGAGCTAACGAACACGGGAATGCCGTACAAGTTGCCGATTTCGCCAGTGCGGATCGCATCGCCGTTGCCAATAAACGCTTGCTCGGTGTAACGGGCCAGGCCCATCAGAGTATTGCGGCTAGAGGGTGGGATGACGAAGAAGCGCTGGTCCATCGACGTGTCGTTGTCGTCCAAGCGCTGGATGGTGCGACGGATGGCCGCGTCAGTCAGTGCTGTCTGGTTGTTGCTGCCAGCAACGTAGGCCGTAGTGCCGTCGCCGCCAATGAAGGCGTTGGCGTACACGTTCGTGCCTGCGCCGCCGTTAGACGAACGACCCAATTGAATGAGGTCGGTATCCACAGCACGGGCCAAGGCGTAGCCAGCGTCAGCAGTGTAGAACTGGCGCATAGACGACAGAGCTTGCACTTCAGTGATGTCTTCAATGAAACGGCTGTATTCAAAATGGCGGTTGATGCTCACTTGAACTTCGGTCTCGGTGTCGGCGATCACGGTGACGGCTGTTTGAGCAACCTTCAGTGACGCTGTACCGCGAGTAGGTGCAGGGATGTGCACCATGTCGCCTTTTTTGCCCTTGAAGTTCATCTTCATGACCAGATTGGCCATGACGAGGTTCTTCTTATAGGCAGCGATGATTTCATCACTCCAGATTTCTGGGATGAACACGTTTGCGGTGGTGTTCGTTACCGCAGGGGTTGGATATGGCATAGTAAATTCTCCAAAATTAAAAAGTTAGGTCACTTGACCCGGCCTTCTGCGTACGCTGTGAGTATCTCATCGTTCAGCGATTCGTAGCGGGCTGGATCTGTCATTTTGAGCCGAATCAGGTCTGCCCTGCGATAGACTCGCTTGGAACTTTCACCGCTTCCACCAACATCAACTTGCGCAGCTTTCATGCTTTTGGTGCGCGAGGCACTGTCAGCAGTGGAGGCTTGTTTGGCTTTTACGCCGCGCAACTCTTTGTAGGTGGACAGCAGTTCATTGGCCGAATCATAGTCAAACTCACCATCTGCTTTTGCGTAGAGGCCCAAACGCACAGGTGAAGATTTCACCCAGTTTTGGAACTCAGAATCGTTGACCACTTGGGAGTAGTCAGGGTGATCCTGCGCCAGCTTTTGCTGAATCTGCATCCTTTTGAAATCTTGACCCGCTTGGCGGGCTGCGACAACATCGGGATGTCTATCAATGGTCGATTGAACTGCCTTTTGTGGGTTCTCAAAGAAATCCACCTCCGGCTCGTCTTGTGTCTGCTGTTGTTTAGAACTGAGGTTCTGCTTGAGCAACTCGTCAGCCAACTTTCGGACTTCGCCGACCTCTTGGGCCTGCTTGCCAATCAGCTTTTCAGCCTCTTGGTGCATCCGCACGACTTCTTCCAAACTTTTGGCCCTGTATTTCTCAGGAAGTTCTGAAATCTTGGCTTCTTCAATTTCGAGTTCGCCTAGCGACTCTGGTTCGTTATCAATCAACATACTGTTTCCTGCCTTTTAGGTTGTAGGAGAATCAACTCGGCGATATTGCTTATGAGTTGGCTTTGCGCTCTGCGGCTAACTTGTCGCGGTGCTTTTGGTCAAATTTCAGCCATGACGACGGAAAACTGCCCGACCACCCCTCCAAGTTAAACGCAGGTGCGCTCATGACACGGTGGGCTGCGCCCCCGCATCCGCACGGTACTTGGGAGGTCTCATAAACCACCAAAGCCTCCGTGCGCTGCCCGCAATCGCAGGCAAATTCAAACATTCTTCTCATTCAAGTCCTCGTATGCTCGTTCGCTGACCCCTTTCAGGGTTTTTAGCCAAACCAAGATCGAAATCTCGCCTTTGCGAAATTGTAGACTTTTTTCATCCGCAATGGTAGAGACGTTATTCATCGCCTCCAGCATGAGGTCAACGTCTTCCATTAAGTCAAACCAGCCTCGACGGGAAAACAGATCAAATCGGTCTTCGTAGTATTTTTGCAGTTCGGGCGTCATGAAGTTACTCGGGTTGGGTTATGCCAAAACGGCCAGGGCTTGGTTGGTGTGCAAAATGCGATCATTTAGCCCTATTGTCCCACCGTTAATTTTTTTGGTCAGCGCAAGATTATTTCCAGACTCAGCCAAATCGTTTAGTTTTTGCGTTTCCCAGAAAAATCCAGCGGTCAGTGCGGCGTACTGAGGTGTAGCCACCAAGTCGGGTTCCATGATGAAGTCCACCCCCAGGGCTTTGCCAGCGTGGAAGTAGTTGGCCGATCCAGTGAGCTGAACGCAGCCGCGTCCACGGAAACGATAGCCGTCGCCAGACGCCTCGTCACGGTTGCCCATGCGGTTGGCATAGACTGAGTTGGCAATCTTCTTGGGGTTGCGCTCAAACTGCTTGGCAAACTCCAGCGTGGGGAAGCGCCGGGGCCAGAGCTTCATCAGCGTCTCAGCCCGGTAGTTTAGGTTCTCCTCCAGCAGACGGAAGTTGCCACACTCATGGCCGCACTGCCCAATGAAGGCTGCTTGCTGGCGCGGCGTCAAAATATTGAACCGATCAAAGGTCTCGTTTAGCGGGGCAACCCACTTGGGGTCAATGTGCAGTTGCATCAGTTGTTCAGCGTTGAGCATTGATCGTCTCCCTCACTTCTTCGTAGGCTGTGATGCAGGCGTTGAGCTGGTTGATCGCCCGATCCCCGTCGGCTGCTATGGCGGCAATCAGTTGGAGGGTTTCGCGCTCGGACTCACTGGGGCCAGAATCTGCGTCAGGCGCTGCGTCAGGTTTGCTTCGCGCTTGGTTGATATCTCCAACGGCAATGGCGGCACTTGGGCTGGCTTGTGGACAACTGGCGGTGGGGAGGCGCACCCTACCAGCACGAATGGCAGCATTAAGATCAGTTTGCTTTTTGTTGACAACATTGTTGGCCTTTCTGAGTTCGGCGTCTTTGGTGGCTAAAACGGCGGTCATTGCCTGTTCTTTGGCGCGGGCTTCTTCGTTCTTGCGAGCGATCTCAATCTGCGTCTCAGTGTCCCGGTCATCCCAGCCGTTGCTGTAACCGTACTTGTAGAACCCGCCCACTGCAAGCAGCGCGGCGAGCGCAATCGCTGGGTATAGGGTCATCGGGTTCATTCTTCTTCCTTACGGGCTGCGGCGATCTCGGCGCGGTACTCGTCATCTTCAATGTGATCTGGCGGCGTGGTGGGCGGTGGGCCTGGAGTCCAGCTTTCGTCCAACGCCGGGTTCTTCCAGACAGGCATGGCGCCAAATGGCTGGCTTGGCAGGCCATACGCCGATTGTGGCGTGTGGTTGTAGCCACCCATCATGGGCTGGCACATCGGCTGCTGCGGAGGCTGTGGCCCAAATGACCTGGCCGCTGTTGATACAGCACGCTTGCCGATCACACCGCCAATGCCCCCTACGATCAGCAGCACAATGTCGTTGAGCATCTTGGTGTAAGCCTGGTCGATGGGGGCCATCGACTTGATAGGCTGCGTCACAAAGGTCACCGAGTACAGAATCGCCGTTACGATGCCGAACAGGATGATGGTCACCGCCACCACTACGAAAGCCCAAATCCGAACCTCCAGCAGGGTTACAGCTTCTTCAGCGGATAGGTTTTGGCTCGGCGGCTGGTTTGCTTTGCTCAATTTGCTTCTCCAAGATTGGGGCAACAAGGTATTCAGGGCATGTCTGCGTGAACTGGCAACGCGGCTTTTGGCACTGCGCGGCGTAGAAATTGTCGGGGTTCTGGCATTTGTACCTGTATTGCTCCTCGCACCCCGCCAGCAACATCAAAGGCAGTATTAGTTTCCACATTTGAACTCCCGGCAATACAGCAAAATTTCGACGCCAATCCAGATCATCACGGCCAAGACAATAGCGGCCAACGTGAGCGCGGTCCACAGTTCCAGATCTTCTGCCCGCTTCTTGCGGGCCTGAACGGCAGCGTCGGCTGCACGGCGTTTTGCTGCCTTCTCATCCGCATCCATCTGGGCGCGTCGCTTGACGATTTTCTCCCAAACATCCATGTTATTGGGAAAGAACAAACCCTTGACCTGTTCTTCAAACTGCCTGGCGCTCTCAATTGCCAATTCAAGCTCAACGGCCTTGCCCATGTTGGAGCCTTTGAAGCCGCCCTTGTTGACCTCCTCAAGCACCTTGACCGCATCGGCCTTGGCGTCAAAATACTTGCCCAGCACCGGGCCAAGACTGCGAACGTCATCGACGGTCTTGACGGCTTTCTTGACCAGGTTGACCGCTGCGGAAACAGCAGCTAAAGCGGTTAGCGGGTCCATTGGTGTAATACCTCGGCAAAAATTTTAGCGCACCAGACCACCAGTCCACAGAGGAGGGCCGCAGCGATGAAGCTAACGGCCCAGTCTTTCATGACTTATCAGCTTTTCCGTCCAACTTGTCAAAAATTTGCTTCAAGATTGACTTGACTTCAGCAATGTCTGATCGGTAATCGTCTTTTGCCACATAGGTGTGCGGCAGATCGTTCACCTTGTCTTCCAACTTTTGAATCGTGCGAGTCAAGTTGTTGATGACATAGACGGCCAAAAACCCGGCAACTGATACGACTAAGTTGAAAAGCTGTTGGTTGTCCATGACATGACTTTGGTGGGTTGATACGCATCAATTTTAAGGCATTGTACGTTGTTAGAACAAAGCAAAAAAGTTTCCGGTACTGGATGGAGCCAGTGCGAAAATCCACCCCGTGTTGTTGCCACCATTTATTGAGTTTGCGCCAGCATTCCAAGTTGCACCGCCCGTGGCTGTTGAACGGCTGATTGACAAGAAATCAGCACTCACCGTGCCAGATGCTTTGGACAACGTGTGGGATGCTGCTGTCACAGAACCAATGGTCAAGAGTCGCCCCGCCGCACCACTTGCGTTCCAATTGGTAAACGTGCTTGTTGTGGCAGCCGTGAACAAGATGGATGTTGCGCCAGTAGCGTTGTAGGTGTTAGTGATGTTGTTGAAGGTATTCGAGCCAGTAACAGTCAAAGCACCTGCGCCGCCTTGGTTAAGGGTGCAGTTGTAGGTGTCGCTCCCACCAACAAATGTTTTAGCCGATGCACTTGTAAGGCTGATTGTCCCTGTGCCTGTACCTGCGGTTGTAATAAATTGCGTTGGCGTATTGTTGTTAAAGGCTGTTGCCCCTGAAGCGGCAATCACCAACAAGCCGCCGTTAAATATAATTTCTCTTCCTGCTCCTAAATTACTTAATATGGTTCCCGTGGAAAAACCACCTGAAGATGTGGTATTTGATAGTGTCAGGGTTCGCCCATTAAGATCAAAAATACCATTTGAGAACAAAAAAGACTTTTCCATTATTACATCATCAACAAGTTGCAGAGTTCTCGTAGCTCCTGTAAAAAGTGAAACGGCAAATGGGAACGCAACCCCATTACCAGTAATGGTTGAGGTACTTCGTGGACTAAAAGTGAGTGTAGTACCACTATCAACTAAAGTGATGCCAGTTCCGTTTGACCAATTGCCACAAAAAGTCGGGGTTGAGGCTAATGAAAACGTCATGGCGCTTGTGCGGCCAGACATATCCAAATTTCCAATGTAAACAAAACTGTTAACTGTTACAGTACCCGCGCTACCGGAATTTGTAAAAATTGCAGTGTCCTGTGCGAGTGGGTAATTTGCCGCCGCAGGTGTGCCCGCCGCAGTCGTTGCCCATCCTGTAGATGTCCAGTTTTGCGTTCCAGCAAGATTCCAATAAACTGTTTTTGCCGCTGTAAAAGTTATTCCCGAATTTCCTCCAGCATCTCCAAAACTTGTACCGGAAATTGGGGCTGCCGCGCCAGTAATTGTTATATTAAAAAAATCCCAATACTCTGTTCCGGCAGCAAGATTTGCTACGGTTAAACTATATAATGGGAATTGCGCGTAAACTCTTCGTCTGTTGGTATAACTTAAACCAGTACTGCTAAGAGTCAATGTCCCGTTAATAGTTGCGTTACTTCCTATGAAAAGGTTGCTTAAAAGTGTAAGATTATTAAATGTATTATCGCCGCCCTGCATTACATGGCCTTGTGCCGGGACATCTCCAGACCCAGTAACATTATAGTAAGTCCTTCCAACGCTGGTAAAAAATCCAGAAAAAGTTATCTGCGATGTACCAGCGTTAAGTGTTCCACCAGAAAGATCCCAAGAAAATCCAGTTCCAAGTGTTGTAGTAATTGTTGACCCATTAAGATTTACAGTTCCTCCGCTTATTTGAAATACCCGCGCAGTAACACTGTAGTTGCTTGCAGAGGTGCTAAATGTACCAGCCGAGACGCCAATAGTGGCTGGACTTGTTAATGCGCTACCAAGAGTCCACTCACCACCAATGCCGTTAAAAGTTATATTCGCAGTTGTATTACCGCCAATAGTTACACCGTTGGTGGTAATCGTTCTGCCAGTAGAAGTAGAGTTGAACGTGTTAGCGCCTGTGGCACTCCACACAGTTCCAGCCAGTAATGTCATCGAACCACTAATGGCTAACGTGCCTGTGCTGGCAAAAGTTACCGTACCTGCCGATACCGTGAAGTCCTGACAGGTTAATGCACCCGTCCTAGTAACCGTGTAGGTTCCTGCTTGGTCAAACACAACATTTTCATCAAGAAAAGGCACTGCTGCCCCGCTTGCACCACCTGAAGTTGCAGACCAGTTAGCTGTAGCTACTGTGCTCCAAGTTCCTGTACCACCAACCCAGTAATGAGTGAAAGGCGCTATGTAGGCCGATGCAAAAACATTGGTACAAGTTGTTACTGTTGACCCTGTTCCAAGGAAAAAAGGTAAACGATTTGCCACGATGTTTGTGGCCGCAATATAGTTTAGCGTTGATGGTCTAACGCTTGCGTTAATGGTTGCTGTTGCGCCCGTAGTGTTAAGCGTCAACACTTTGCCAACTGTGCCAGTGGCAGTAAAGTCGGTACAGGTTTGTGTTGTACCTGCTGTCAGGGTAATAGTAGTGGCCCCTGTCGCGCTGTAGGTGTTGGTGATGTTGCTAAACGTATTTGAACCACTGATGGTCAATGCGCCAGCGCCCCCCTGATTGATTGCGCAGTTGTAGGTAAGGCCACCTCCAATAAATGTTTTTGCAGACGCGCTCGTGAGACTGATCGTACCAGTACCTGTGCCTGCCGTAGTCGTAAAACCAATTGGCGCATTCATGTTAAAGGCATTTGAGCCAGATGCAGCAAGCACCAACGAGCCGCCGTTAAACGTCAGGTTTTTGGTTCCTGTGGCAGTAAGGAATGTAGCAGTTGCTGTAGCAGATAGCGTTAGAGTTTGGCCGTTAAGGTCTAATGTGCCATTGGTAAGCGTTACTGCACCTGCGGCGACCCGACTGACTGTAAGCGCACTGCCTAATGCCCATCCTCCACCAACACCGTTAAATGTAATAGCACTAGCTATTGTTACACCGTTTGTAGTAATGGTTTTGCCAGTTGTTGTGGAATTAAATGTAATGCCGCCTGTATGACTCCACACCGTGCCAACCAGCAAAGTCATTGAGCCGCTGATTGCTAACGTACCCGTGCTGGCAAAAGTCACCGTTCCTGCTGACACCGTAATGTCCAGACACAGCAATGCGCCCGTCATGGTGACGGTGTAAGTACCTGCTTGGTCAAAGAATACCGAGTCAGCCGCCGTTGGCACGGATGCGCCACTAGCCCCGCCTGATGATGCCGACCAGTTGGTTGTGGAGCTAGTAGTCCACGACCCTGTGCCCCCAACCCAATAACGATTTGCCATGCGTTACTCCTGTGGGGCTTCTTCGATGGGGGGCGCTGTGATAGCTGCAATCCAATTGTCCAGACGCTGTTGCTTCATGGCCTCAATTTCTGCCTCGCTGGGCAGTGGCTCCTCATCAGGAAACCACAAGGCATCACCAAACTTGCCGTATTGTGTTTCGTATTCAAAGTTGATTTTCATGTGTCTTCCTTATGCTTGTGTAGCCACAGCGATCACATCCCAACGGGTATTGTTCGCGTTGTAGATGCAACCGACATAGGTGGTCTTGTTGATTACGGTGGTGGTTGGGAGCGTTGTTCCGACCACGGTGTAGGTGGCGTTCCAAGTCAATGCTCGGGCAGTGCCGTTGTCCAAGATTCTGATGATCAGCTTGTTGCCATCCACAGGTGTTCCGGTGGGGGCTGCAATAGTTAAGCCAGCAGCTTGAGCAGTCAAGTTGTACTGATCAAACGAAGCAATGTCAGGCGTCAAAGTAGCCGTTGACGTTGTAGTGGAAACCCGTGGATCTATTCTTGTGGATGTGAGCGTGGGAATGTCAGCCGCTTGAATGGCAGACATCACCACATCTGTACCATCACCTCGCAGATATTGCCCTGAAGTCACTGCGCCAGCCAGCGCGTCCATTGCTGCTTGACGGGTAGTTTGACCTGTACCACCGTTCAAAATAGCAACAGTGCCTGTTACGTTTGAGGCTGTTCCTGTGGTGCTTTGGTTCAGCGTAGGGATGTCAGCAGATTGGATGGCCGACATGACCACATCCGTGCCGTCACCTCGCAAATAATAGCCAGCCGTAACCGCGCCAGCAAGAGCATCCAATGCTTCTTGGCGAGTTGTTTGCCCAGTACCGCCGTTTGCAAGTGCTACAGTCCCAGTGACGTTTGAGGCTGTTCCAGTAGTGTTTTGATTCAGCGTAGGAATGTCAGCCGCAGCAACAGCGCGAAAGGTTGGAACCCCTGCTGTACCGTCAGGAGCAGCCAGGATGAAGTTGGCTGTCTTGCTGGCATAGGGATTGACGGTATCGCCGTAGGCAGTGGCAAGATCAATCGTTCCTGTCGAGGTAATCGGCCCGCCCGTTAAACCCGAGCCAGTTCCAACACTGGTCACAGTACCAATGCCAATGCCAGGAGGCCCAGTCGGGCCTGTCGGGCCAGTATCACCTGTATCGCCCTTGGCGCCCGTAGCGCCCGCCGCCCCTGTTGCTCCGGTTGCCCCGGTTGGGCCAGGGACTGTGGAGTCTGCGCCTGTTGCGCCTGTAGCGCCTGTATCGCCTGTAGCGCCTGTTGCGCCTGTATCGCCTGTGGCACCTGTAGCACCTACTGCGCCTGTATCGCCCGTAGGCCCAGTTGCGCCTGCTGGCCCTGCTGCGCCTGTATCACCTGTGGCACCCACCGCGCCTGTCGCCCCGGTCGGGCCAGCGGCCCCAGTTGCGCCAGTGGCTCCGGTTGGGCCTGTAGCTCCTGTGGGGCCGGGAACTGTAGAGGCAGCGCCTGTGGCTCCAGTATCGCCTTTCAGCGGAGTGACTGAACCCGATTGATCTTTGACGTATGGCAAGCCGTCAGTATCTACAAACAGCCGCACCCTGTCCGTACTGGCCGAAGGAACCGTTGCGGCGGCGTTTTTGTATAGTTCAAACATTATGTGACCTCAAGTAAAACGCTGCGTTGCTCAAAAACAATCACCGCGCCAGCTTCCAATTGAATCTCGCGAGTGAACAGCGCCTGTTTGTTCTTTTTTACCGAGAAGACCTCATTGGCCTCCATGTAAACCGGAACACTGCCGTCAGCCCCGTCTGGACCCGCAGGGCCACCAGGCCCAGGCAAGCCCATCGCACCGCGCTCGCCTACGACTTCACCAACATTCTTGACTGTACCATCGGAGAATGTCAGGACCAAGGAGCCATCAAAGTCGATCTTGGCGCCTTCAATGGAGATGCCCGCGTCACCGTCATCACCATCTTTGCCATTTTTTCCATCGCGGCCATCGGCCCCGGCTTGGCCCTGTGGCCCAGCCTTGCCGTCAGCGCCGTCTTTTCCGTCTTTGCCCTGGGCACCTTGCGGGCCTTGCAGCTTTTTGACAGAATCAACGTGCTTCTCCAGCTTGGGCAGTTCTTTGCCCAAGAGGATGGCAATGGCCGTCAGCTTGGCCTCAACAGAAGCCCCAGACAGCAAGATTTTCTTGGTGTCCATCAGTCGCCGATGATGCTTTTAAGGAAGTCCTCGTCTTTTTTGCTTTGATTGGCTTTGTCAGCCATCTGCATCTCGACGATCTTGCCTTTGTTCTTGATGTCTTCTTCTTTGAGCATCAATTCAGCAATCTTCACCCGTTTGTCGAACTCAGCCGACTCATTACCCGCTGGCAGGTTCTTGGTGGTCGATGCGATCACCTTGGCCTGTACTTCTTGCGGCATGAGCTGCGCCTCGGTCATCAACTTGGTAGCCTCTGCCCGATTTTGCTCGGCTTGGGTGGTGCTGACCTCAATCTGTGCCTGCGCTGCTTGCAATGCCAACTGCTGCTGGGCTTGCTGCATTGCTTGAGCTTCTGGGTTTGGTGCGCTCATCTGGTCGAGCGCCGCCATCAACTCGTAGCGGTTCGTCAGGCTTGAGTTGTTCATGATGCCCTTCAAGATCAGCGGCAGCACTGGGGTGTTTGGCCCCAAGGTCTGCAACAGGCCAATGAATTGCTGCTGCTCGTACTCGCGGGCGATGATGCCCAGCGTGGCTGTCGGGATGAACTTCATGTCCGCGCTCGGATAACGCTCGGGGTCAAACTGCATGTACCGGAACGCCGCCTTTTGAATGAACGGGATCAGGAAATCTTCTTGGAAGTTGACCAGCGTTCGCTTGTACTTCTTGATGACCGTCGCCACGGCCATGCTCATGCCCGCGCCGTCGCGGTTGCCTTGGCTCACCATGCCCTGGCTGTCCAGCGTGCCAGTGGCTTGCAGCAGCATACGCTCGAACTCTTTGGCCGTGTTCAGGTTGTTCAGGCTCGTCTCGCCGAACTTGAACGGGTACAGAATTTCGGCGGGGTTGCCGTTGACCATGAACGCTTTGCCCGGCTTGACCTCGAACTTCGCGCCCCTGGGCAGCCGGGTGGCGTCCATGCCCATCATTGGGCTGGTTGTCAGCGCCAGCGAGTCCAAGTGGCTGCGCACCTGGGCGTCAATCGCCTTTTGCATGTTGTAGGACTTCTCCACCGTGCCACGGCCCAGCAGGCGGTTGGGCACTGTGTCGTCCTGATATGAGATGACCGGGCGGTCCTTCATCATGTACGGGTTTGCCTCGGCTTTGAGCAGCAAACTGTCGTTGGCGATCACGACAATCGCCTCTACCATGTCAGAGTAGTCGTCAGCCGCGCTGTCATCGGGGAACAGGTCCACGACTTCTTTGTTTTCTTCCAGTTGCTCCAGATACTCACGCGGCACCAGGCCGTAGTACGTCAGCAGCTTGACCTTTTCGTCCTTGTACTGGGTGATTTCTTGCGTTGGCTCAAGGTCGTTGTCCTCAGAGTCGGTGCCGATGTCTACCTTGCGGTAAATGCCCTTCTCCATGCCCTCGACCACCTTGTGGATGCCCACATATTTCTCAATCGCCACGCCCATGCAGTCGTCAATCGTCGTGCCGTTGGGGTCAAACAAGAAATTCTTTGGGTTGACGGGCACGATTTTCACCGCAATGCGGCTTTTTTCCACCACACCGATGGCCGCTTGCCCCATTTGCCCTGGGATCGTCCGAGTCGCAGGCTCAAACACCTTTTCAGTCTTGACAATGATCTCACCAATGCCCGTGCCGTAGATTTCGGCCATCAATTCGATCTGGTCAATGGCTTTTCTGATCTTGTCCTGCTTGAAGTCCTCCATGAGCTGCGCTTTGAGCACGCCAACGTCAATCGGGTTCTTGTTGATGTCTTGCAGGTCGTCTTCAATGTCGAAAAACTCACCTTGGCCGAAGATCGCCTCCATCACTTCAGCGTGCCGGGTCTCCACGGCCTGCTGGGTGGCCGGGGTCACAATTCTTGACCGCTCAGATTCGCGCGTTTTGTCTTCAGAAGCCCACTCACCACGGAAAATGCGCTCGAATTCCAGGTATTTTTCGAGGTAGTTCGTGTTGCGCCAGTCTCTCCAGCGCTCGCAGTGGTCTGTGACAAAGGCCGTCAGCTCCTTGTCGGACTCTGTTGGCTGCTCGAATTCGTTTTGATCCATATCAGACCCCTGAAATTACGTCCATCGGCTGCCAAGAATTATCGTCGTCATCTTCTTCAAAGTAGCTGGTGACAGCCAATTGGTCAATGTATGACAGTGAATCCGGCAAGTCGTCATGCACACCGGGCGAAGGGAACATAAGAAGCTGGTCCACGAACACGTCCCAGTCTTCCTTGCTGTTTAAGATGATTCTCCCATGCTCGAACCGTCCTTGCAATGACCAAATGATTCTATCAGTCTTCTTCCGGTTGCCGTGCGTCAGGTCCACGATGTGGCTGTACACGTTATTCTTACGCATCAGGTCGCTGAGGTACGGCAGCACCGCGTTCTTCAGCGCCCCTCTTTCGATCCCGATGCTCAGTGGCCGATAGTCGCGCATCGCCATCAGTATCTTGGAGGCGGTCTCACGGATATCCCAGCGTCCGTGCAAGATCTCTTTGACAAACCACTTGCCGTCGTCGGTCACCTTCACAATCGCAATCGACGACTCGTCCAGCCGCTTCTTACTGTTCGCCGCCTGCTTGGCCACTTCTTCAAACCCGGCCAAGTCCACCGCCACGAAATAGCTGCCGTACTCAGGCTCCTCGCCGTATTTCAGCCACTCCTCTTTGAACACGTCCGCGCCCGCATTTGAAAAAGACGCCAGGTATTCCTGTTTGAACGAGAATGAGGAGAGGGTCTTTTTCGCCGACTCGATCTCCGTCGGGTCGATCAGCGGGTTGTCAGCCGTGGTGAAGTGCCAGCTTTTCCAGTCCTTGTCCTGCTCGTCCTGCCCCAGCTTCCACAGATCATGAAACCAATTCCTGCCTTTTGGCGTCCCGATGAACATCGCCCGGCCCTTCTTGTCCGACAAACTGGCCCTGATCACCTGCTCCCACGCCTCGGGCTTGATGTCGGCCACCTCGTCCAGCACCGCATACGTCAGAGAGACGCCGCGCAGCGTGTCCGGCCTGTCCGCGCCCCTGACGTAGATCCTTGCGCCGTTGATCAGCGTGATGTCCAAGTTGTTGACGTGTGATGACTGGATCACCTCTTTGCCGATGTCCAGCAGCAAGTCCCAGATGATCTGCCTCGACTGCCCCATTGTTGGTGAGACGTACAGCACCGCTGACCCCGGCGGGCAGCGCAGCCCCTCAATGATCAGTGTCGTCGCCGCCAGTCTGCTTTTCCCACAGCGTCGCCCGGCGGCGATGACTTTGAACCGCGTCTGGTCTGTGTAGACCGTCTGTTGCCAGGGTAGCAAAGAGAAGTTGAGATCAGACATCAGTTAGTCTTTCAAGTATTCGCAGCCCAGATTTTGTGCGCCCGCACTTGCGCCAGCCAGCCGCGATAAAGCAGAAGCCGGGATTGGCGGACTTAACCGCTTCCGAACGTACAAAGGTGTAATGCCTGCTATTAGGCCAGAGGCAGTCAGCAATCCGATCCGCTTGTCGTATGAGGTCTGAGCTTCTATGCGGGCTTTCGTTCCTGAACACAGCGCAGTTGATTCCTGTTTG